ACAAGAACGCCGCCCGATTCTGGGCAATGGGCGGACGCCTTCCCTATGTGCTCTATCGGGAAGGCCATTTCAGGACAGACGAAGATTTCCAGAAATTCAGACGGGATTGGGAGTTGGTCTATGCCCAACCGCACCGCGCACCTCTACTCGAAGATGGACTGAAATACCAGCAAATCGGTCTCAACAACAAAGATTCTCAGGCGGTCGAGGCGCGTCAGGCGCAAATTTCCGAGATGTGCCGCTGGTTCGATGTCAGCCCGCACATGGCGGGGGATTTATCCAGGGCCACATTCTGTCTACCTGGGGAGACTGAGGTTTACACCGAAGAAGGACCCCGCCGGATAGACCAGATTCGAGTTGGTGATAAGGTTTGGAGCCGCGGGGGAAGTGGGTGGATTCTTTCGGTGGTCTCGCGTTCAGCCCATACCGGGAACGATGACATCCTTACGTTTAAGACAACCAACCGAACTGTGAGGATGAACGCCAAGCACCGCATGCTCGCTCGCGTGAAGCGCCTCGTGTGCGTTGGGGCGGCAACTGGAGTGGTTGGCAAGGGGCAGCACCCTGTCAAGTGGGCAACGGAATGGATTCAAGCTGGAGAGCTTTCCGTTGGAGATACAATCGTCAATTTAGAATCGCTACCGGATGCCGGAGTGGACCAAATCCCTTCTGGTCGTCCAGCGACGATTGAATTTTTAGAATTTTGCGGGCTACTTTTAGGAGACGGAAATGTTTCCACCGTAAAAGGTGAACCAGTCGGTGTGCAAATCGCGCGCGGCGCGAACGCCTCATACATGGATCACTACCGCAGGGCAATGCGGTCCATGTTCGTTAAGCAGGACGGCTCTCCTATCTTCCTGCAAGAGCAGGAAAGGCAGACGCGATTCAAAAGCGTTATTGTGGCTAGGGAATTGCAATTCCTTGGCCTCTGCGGGAATGCTCGGTCAAAGCGAGTGCCTGGCTGGGTATTTTTATTGTCGGCGGAGTTGCGCCTGGCAATTCTCCGCGGGTTCCTGGATGCCGATGGCTCGGTAGATAAGAATGGCAGGGCGTCATTTAGTTCATGCAACCGGGAAATGCTCAGTCAGATTCGGCATCTTTGCATGGGTCTCGGGATACCGGTTACAAATCTTCGGCTTCAGGAAGGCCAAACGAAACTACCCAATGGCCGCATCACGGTATTTCGCCAATATACATTCACCTGCTCAGACCCAACTGAAAATCTCCGGGTGGGTTCGCACACTCCGAGTTACATGGAGCGGATGGGGGCTGGAAAGCCGTTCGGAAGGAAGTCAAGAAACTATCCACGTTACGGTGGTTCCGATTTCAATGAGCCGGGATGCGAACTGGCCAGGATTTCATCTATCGAGCGTTCCATCGCCCCCGAACCGGTCTATGACCTTCAGGTTGAGGAAACCCACAGCTTCATAGCAGATGGTGTTGTGGTTCACAACTCCAACATCGAGCATCTGTTTTTGCAGTTCGTGACAATGACCTTATCTCAGTGGCTGGTCCGCTGGGAACAGGAATTCTGGCGCTGCGTCCTTACGCCTGCTGAAAAAAAGCAAGGTTATTACCTCAAGCACAACCTGAATGCGATTCTGCGCGGCGACTTCCAGGCGCGGATGGCCGGGTACGCGAGCGCGTTGCAGAACGGGCACATGAGTGTCGATGAGGTGCGCGAGTTGGAAGACAGGAACAAATTGCCAGATGGGGCTGGAGAGGATCACCACATCCAGTTGAATATGCAGACACTACCGACACCAGATCAGCCAGTACAGGCAAGTCCTTCGCTGGTTACGTTACGGGGAAGAAATCAACAAAGGGGCGATGAAGATGAATGAAAAAATGACAGTTCCTCTGGAACTCAAGGAATTAACTGAAGCTGGGGAGTTTATCGGCATCGCCAGTCCCTACGGAAACAAGGACCTCGGCAACGACATTGTCGAGAGAGGTGCTTTTACAAAGACTATCGCGGAACGCGGCAAAAAGGTCCGTTTGATGGACTCCCACACGACCAGGGTCGGCATTGCCGAAGTCAGCGAGACAGCATCAGCCCTTGAAGCAAAGGGAAAACTGAATCTGGATAAGCAGGCTGGCCGGGATGTTCACTCTGACCTGAAGTTCTATCAAGCACAAGGTCTTCCGATGGGACTGTCCATCGGATACAAGACGGTCAAGGCTGACATGGATGACAAGGGCATCCGGCATCTCAAGGAAGTGATGCTATTTGAGGTGAGCGTGACAGAAATCCCCATGAACGAGGAAGCACTCATTACCAGCGTAAAGGATACGAATGGCTTCCTGGAAACGGCGATACTCTCAGCGCGCGAAGAGATTAAGGCTGGCCGTCGTATCAGCGCGGAGACACGCCGCAAGTTGGAAGCGGCGAAAGCAGAGATTGAGGCACTACTGGCCGAGGAAGCCGCCATTGGCACTCCCCCGGAAGAAGCCGCCAGCAAAGAAACCGAGCCGGAAGAACTCCACTCGGCGGCAAAAGCCCTGATCGAAGAGATCAAGGCCATTATTCCGAAGGACAAGGAGAATTCCAAATGAAGTTCACGAAACAACTTCTTTGGGCCGCTGTGCTTGCCGTAATCACCTTGTGGGTTACGCCCGAGAGTGGTTTGTCTGCGGCCCCTGAGTATGTAACCTCCGGTTCGCATTCCGCGCCCATCTTTCACTGGAGCTGGCTCGGCGCCGTTCTCGCTGTTGGCCTGGTCAGCCTTGAAGACCAACTCGGTTCACTCAAGACCGAAATCAAGAGTTGGTTTGACAAAGCCGAAGAGCAACAGAAAGAACATGGAACGCTCACGACAGAACTGAAGTCGAAGATTGACGAACTTCAAACACAGGCCGATGGTATCGAGAAGAAAATTGCCGAGCGGCATGTGATCGAGACGCCCAGCAAATCGTTACTCGACACCCTGAAGGAGAATGAGGACATTGCCAATTTCCTGAAGAAGAGAAGTGGCAGCGTTGCCTTCAAGCTGGACGCGAAGCAGACCCAACAGTTGTGGGAGACAAAAACCACGATTGATTCTGCGGCAGTCGGTGCCCAGACCACCGGGGTCCTTCAGATTGAGCGCATCCCTGGTATCGTTCAGGAGGCGCGGCAAACACTAACCATCCGCGATTTGCTGGCGAGTCGGCCAACAGAGAACCAGGTGATTGATTTCGTCAAGGTCAATTCGCCGCTGACAACCGCCTCTCCGCAGATCGAAACACACACGAAGAAGGAGAATGCGGTTACGTTCACGACCGTTTCCGAGAAGGTCCGAACGTTGGCGACCTGGATTCCAGCCAGCCGGCAGATTCTGGATGACTTCACGGAACTGGAAGGGTTTCTGCGGACTTCTCTTCCGTACTACGTGAATCTGGCGGAAGAGCAGCAGTTGCTCACTGGCTCGGGTTCAGGCGAGGATCTGAACGGGCTGATTACCCAAGGGACAAACTTCAACACTGCCCTGCTTCCGGCCGGCCCTGGTTGGAACAGGATAGACATCATTGGCCGGGCAATCCAACAGATCGGCATAGCGAAAGAAATATCGCCGACGTTCATCGTTCTGCACCCGACCGATTGGTGGAATATCCGCTTGACCAAGGACACTCAGGGACGGTACATCCTGGGCGATCCGATGGGTCCAGTCGGACGAGACCAGTTATTCGGGCTGACTCCGGTTATCACCACCACGATCACAAGTGGAACATTCCTTGTTGGTAGCGGAGAGGCGGTTGCGGCTGAAATCCGCGACCGTATGGGGATGACCGTGGAGATTGCCACTCAGCATGAGGATTACTTTGCTCGAAACATGGTAGCGATCCGGGCAGAAAAGCGACTTGTTTTGATTGTCAAGCGCCCCGGCTCGTTCATTGACGGCACATTCAACACTTCTCCGTAGTAACTTCCTGGTGGTGGGGAGTGAATTAAGTTTTACTCCCCACTTCCATGTTTATGCGGCTAATTACAGACCGTACGCTAACCTTTTCTGGCACTACTTATGATGCCGGGGAAGAATTCGATTGCCCGGATGAAAACATTGCTCAAGAACTCCTACAGAAACCAGGCATCCGGCGCGCTGGGACTCCAAGAATCTTTTATGAGACCAAGCCCGCCAGATTCGAGAAGCCGGAGGTGAAGCCCGAGACGGGCGTGCCCTTTCGTCACTTGCCTGTGCATCACCAGGAATCGCCGGGACTGGTTGCCCAAGGCGATTCAATGCTTCCTGGAACAAACATACGAGAACAGAGAGTTGCTGATCGTGGCAGACGGCGAGGACGTAAGAGATTTGGTTCCCAACGATGAAAGAATCCGGTTGGTTCACATCGAAGAAGGGAGACGCATTGGAGACAAGCGGAATTTTGGGGCTGCGCTGGCGCGCGGTGAGATTATCGCGCATTGGGACGATGACGATTGGAGTGGCCCCGGACGTTTGGCTGACCAGGTTGATCGTATGGTGCAGGCTGAAAAGGCCGTTACTGGATATCATTCCATGCGATTCACGGACGGCATCAAATCCTGGCTCTATAGTGGCGGCGACCAGTATGCAGTCGGCACTTCGCTCTGCTACCGGAAAGATTTCTGGGAAAAGAATCCATTCCCGGCAAAACAGGTCGGGGAGGATGGGGATTTCGTGCGGGTGGCAAGGCAGCAGAAGCAATTAGTGACGACGCCGGCTGGCGAACTGATGTTTGCAAGCATCCATCCAGGGAATAGCAGTCCAAGGCAGCTTACGGGGTCGCAATGGGTCTTGCTGTAGTAATTCCGAGTAAGACTGCAGAGAACCTCATGCCTTGCATGGCCGCAGTACGGCAGTGTGAGCCGAAGGCAAGAATTGTAGTTACTGATGATGGGCTTCCTTTCGATCTGGTTTCTGCGTGGCTTCGGCATGGCGGAGGACCGGACATCATGAAACTGGGGCTTAAGCCTTTCGTCTTCGCGCGCAATGTAAATCTCGGTCTCCAAATGGCCGGATGGGATGATGTAGTCGTTATAAACGACGATGCGCTGCTACAAACTTCAGGCGGGTTCTCTCTCCTGCAGAAGACCGCAAACGAACACCAACAGTACGGCATCATCTCAGCGACCACGAACATTACAGGCAATCCGGCACAGCAGCCTCATGGTATTGGCTTGCGCGAGGAAAGGAACTCTATCGCCTTTATCGCCGTGCTGATTCCCCGACGGACGATTGAATCAGTCGGACTCATGGATGAGCGGTTCGGCGGGCTGACACCGGAAGGCAAGCCTATATACGGCTACTGTGACAATGACTATTGCCGGCGCGTTCGCAACGCTGGCCTGAAGGTCGGGATTCACGATGGCTGTTTTGTGGATCATGGAAGCCTGAGGAGTACCTTCCGGGGCGACCCGCGCGCCGCTGGCGATACAGCGGCTGCCCGCGAAATCTATTTGCAGAAGTGGGGAAACCTAGATTGACCACCAACGTAAATCTGGTACTGAGTATCCAGATGCAGCGTGCATTAGGCGAAATGCAGCGTTTTACAGACAAACTGATTGAGATAGATGCCTCCCCGGAAGTATGCGAAGCGTGGCAGGACTTTATTGATGAGTTCACCAAAACGTCTATCGAAGCTGTCTCCCCGGCAGCCCATGAAAACAATTGATGAAGCTGAACCTCGGTGCCGCAGACAGGCCGTTTGATGGATTCAGGTCAGTGGATATCGCACCACCGGCTGATGAAATAGCGGACCTTTCGCAGCCGTGGCCTTGGCCTGATTCTAGTGTGGAAGAGATCATGGCCCTGGATATTATCGAGCACATCGCAGATCGCGTCCACTTTATGAATGAGTTGCACCGCGTTCTCGCTCCCGGAGCAAAGGCAACGATTGAGACTCCGAACGCGAGTCGTGGCGCTGGTTTCTTTCAGGACCCGACGCATAAGGCCCCCTGGTGTCTCAATTCATTCCAGTATTTTGAGGACGGCTCTTTTGCTCATCGGCGTCTCGCGCGGGCGTATGGGATCACGGCCAGATTCCAGATTGTGAGTCTTTCCGAACGTGAATATCGGGACGCCTTTGAGAAAGTATGGAAGATTCTGGCAATTTTAGAGGCGGTGAAATGAGCCAAGGAATTGGAGGCGGCGAAGTGAATCCCGATGAAATGCAAGAATTGATGCGGGATCTATTCCAAGGCCAACATGAACCACGGCTGGATATAGGCTCATTGGAAGCAATTCTGGAACAGCCGAATTATCGCCTGTTTACCGCGGAACAGGGCGGCAAGACGGTTGCGATGGCTAGTTTCTATACGATAAACCTTCCTTCCCGTTGCCTGGGGGTCATTGAAGAGGTTGTAACCCTCACCCCTTATCGAAATCAGGGCTTTGGCAGTAATCTCGTTTTACAGGCACTCGGAGAGGCGCAACGACAGAAGCTCGATTGCGTGGAGTTGACTGTGCGGCAAGATCGGCCGGAAGTCCGTGCTTTCTATGAGCACTTGGGATTTGTAGACCGTAGGCAACACGCAATGCGTCTATGCATTGCAAGGTAATCGTAACTTATTTTGCCGCCCGGAGAATCAGACTCAATGTCCGATATCCGTATCATCAGCAGAATATCCAGTCCGGCGCTGAATCGCTGCAAATGCTGCGCGAAGTGCTGGCATCAGATCCCGGCGATGCGGCTCTTATCATTGTGAACAATAGGACTGGATTCACGGAGGGCGAGGAGTTTCTTAATGGACTTCCCCATCTTGTGGAACATCGTCCTAATATTGGCGGGCCAATTGCCGCCTTTGAGCACGCTTTTCTGCGTTATCGGGAGCGTTTTGATTACTGGCTATTCACAGAGGATGACATTCTCATTACACAGCCTTATCAGAAATATATAAACCGATTTGAGCGAGAAAAGAATTGTGGCTTCCTGGCGATTGTCGGATTCCATGATAGGGAGCCTTTCCACGCACATGGTGGGGTTGGCTTGACGCATCGCCGGGTCCTAGATGCTGTGATTCAAAAACATGGCGGGTTGCCGCATCCAAACGGCATGATCTGGGACCAGCGCGAGATGGAACTGAATGGTGAGGTGGCCTTTAGTGCGGCAATCCTGGGGCTTGGCTATCGAATCGCTGCCTATGGGGACGATACGCGATGGACTATAGAAAATGGTTGCCTTCCGTACTATGAATTTAGGAGAGGAAAAGTAAGCGCGCAATGAACCGCCTCATGCTTGGCTCTGGGGTCTTCAAGCGGGAAGGTTGGAAAACGCTCGATTGCAACCCGGCTTATAATCCTGACTTTTTGGCTGAAATTCCGCCTTTCCCGGCAGGAGTATGGTCTGCGTGTTGGGATGAAATCGAATGGATTCACGGGGTGACGAGCCTTTTCCCGTGGCAGGCCGATGAAGCATTGACGCACCTCCATGAATTCCTCGCTCCTGGTGGGAAACTGGTTCTCGAACAGCCTAATTTTCGCATGGCAAAGGAACGGGTTGAATGGTTGTTCGGGGATGCCAGTTTGAAACAGCCCATGATTATGAACCGTTGGGCTTACACGCCAGAGAGTCTGACTGCGGCGCTTCGCAAGTCCGGTTTCCAGCGGGTTGACATTCTCCCGGCGCAGCATCATCTGCCAGAGAGAGATTTTAGGGTGGAGGCGTACCGGTGAGGCTCGCCGTAGTCGCTGGTGGCTGGCACTGGCCGCTGCATTTCTTTAGAGAGTTGCCGAAATCTCTCCCTGGTGCAGACTTGTTCGTTATAGCGCACCGTAGCCCGGAGTTGAAGATTGTCCGCGAAGAGAAACGGGCGATTCTTGCAACGGCTACTGGGCTGCTTGCCGATCTTGACCGCGATTTGTACGCCGCCTTTCCAACCTACTTTGAACTGTGCGGGATAGGTTGGCAGTACGGAGAGCATCCCAACACGGTTGGCGATTGGGGATTCTTTAATCAGTGGCTTGCCAAGAACGCATACCGCACGTATGACGTGATCCTGAGTTGCCACGACGACACGTTCATTCGGCGGAACGATCTGTTCAAGTGTTTAGAATACAACGTGGCAAGCGATTGGCTCCTGCTGGCGAACGGTTGCTATCCCCAAGCTCCGCCAGCTTATGTGCGCGGGTCGTTCGAGTTCTGGAAACCGGAACTGCTGGATATGCTGGGCGGGACCGTGCCACTTGGCAACATCAGCCTGACGCGCGAAGGCAAGACAGATACCCCCTCTGGACTTAATGCGCTCTCAGAGTGGAACAATACCGGAGTCCCGTTGCGCGAGTTCATGGTCAAGAACGGACTGGCCGATAGGGTTCAATATCTCTCACCGTACTACCGGATCAGCCGCTGGGTCCTAGAGGGCGAGAGGGGCTTCCTGCACTACAAAGACGGGGCACCGTGGAGTGTTGAAGCTGGATTGAAAGAGTTTCCGCTAGAGGTTGCTGTTTTATGAAAATCACTGGTAGTGGGATTTGAACCCACGAGCGGGACGGGATTGGATTCGCAGCATCCCCCGGCCCACTTTAGCTGCATCAGGCTTTAGCCTCTCGCCCATACCAATGATTTACAGATTGATTCTAGCATGATTGCGACCAAGGCCATCCCCCTCATGGTCCCGTACATTCCACCTGGGACCAAAGAAGCGGTGAGTGCTGTTCTCGATAGCCGATGGATCGGGCAAGGCCCCCTGGTAGACAAGTTTGAGCGGCGATTCTCTGAGTACATAGGCCGGCCGTGTGTTGCCGTATCGAGTTGTACCGCTGCCCTGCACCTCGCGTACATACTGGCTGGCATCGGTCCAGGGGATGAAGTAATCGCTCCGCTTTTCACCTGCACAGCAACCAATGAACCGCTGCTCTGGATGGGTGCGAAGATTCGTTTCTGCGATGTGGCGCCCAACTCACTGAACATGGACGTCGAGCGCGCCAAAAGCCTCATCACAGAGCGCACAAAGGCAATCGTAGTGGTTCACTACGGGGGGATGCCAGCTAACAGGACCCTCTTCAGGCTGGGCCTTCCGTCTATTGAGGATTGCGCCCAGGCTATCGGTCCCGGCTGGGCGGGGCAGGCGGGGGAGTTTGCCTGCTTTAGCTTTCAGGCAGTGAAACACCTAACGACGCAAGACGGCGGGATGCTGGCGCTACCCATTTCCCTGACGCGGAGGGCGCGCTGCTTGCGCTGGTTCGGGATAGACCGAGCCGCGAAACTGGCGGGAAACTGGGATAATGACATCACGGAAGTCGGCTATAAATATCAACTGGGTGACATGAGCGCAGCAATGGGTCTACACGCCCTCCCAGGGCTTACGGCACAGATTACCTACCGCCGCAGTCTCAGGGACGCCTACAGGTCAAATCTGAGCGATTTGGGCGGTATCCAGGTCATAGACCAGGACGAGAATAGCGCCTGCTGGCTGATGACCGTCCTGGTAGAGCGGCGGGAGTCGCTCATGGCAAAGCTCCGCGAGGAAGGTATTGAGTGCGACCTGGTGCATTACCGGAACGACAGGTACACCATCTTCAAGGACTTCCGTGGCGAGTTCCCCAACATGGACGCGATTGATGGGAAGTACCTCTGCCTGCCATTGCACATGTGGATGGACGTTGAGGACGTGGGGCGGATTTGCGAAGTGATTAGGGGTGGGTGGTGATCCATTCTCCACAATTATCCAACCAGCGAAGAAACGCCGACTTTGGGATTACGATATTCCGCCCGAAACGGATGTGCGGAATTTTCCCCTCTTGCACGCCCTTGTAAATTGCCTGGGTTCCCACCCTGGCAACCCGTGCGGCTTCGGGGACCTTAAAGCATGCCCCATCTTGAGCTTTTATATGTTTCTCTCTCATCGTCGCCTCCTTTAGGTGGTTGCATTCTATGCTTGCCAGGAAACGTGGACAAGCTAAATCGAAATGTCCGATTGGGACAAATGGACATTTGATTGATTTATTGCTACACCAGCATTATAAGTGGGTTTGACAACCTTCGCCCCCCAGCAGTCCCGGCAGAGACGTTCGTCAAATACATCTGCTTTACCAATGTCCCGAATCTGCCGCGGGTTACACCGTGGGAGTACCGCCCAGCCTATATCGCAGGGGATTCATGCAGAAGCTCTCGGATTCCAAAGATTCTGCCGCACCTGATGTTGCCTCCTGACGCTGAATACTCGATTTACCACGATGGGAACTTTCAGTTGCGCCAAGACCCGCAGTTTGTTATCCAACAGCTCCTGGATGACCGCCGGCAGTGGGCAGCGCATAAGCATCCCTGCCGAGACTGCCTTTATGAAGAGGCGGAAGTGATTCTGCGGGACTGTCCGCTGGTTGACAAGGATGCCGTCATTAAACAGGTCGCTGGTTATCGTGAATTGGGATGGCCTGACAATGCCGGGCTGTGGGCAAACGGTTTCATTGTGCGGCGTCACACGCCAGAGGTTGCGCGCCTGAATGAACTCTGGTGGGAATGTTATCAGGCCGGTTCAGAGCGCGACCAGCTTTCTTTCCCAATAGCCCACAGCAACTCTGGCATGGAAATCACGACCATAGACGCTAACATTTTCTCATCTCCTTGGATACTCTTCCGTTGGCACGCTGCTTGGAAAGACAAAGAAGACAACCCGGATTACTGGCCAGAGAGAACGGACACACGTGAGAGACTCGGAAGGCTGGCCGAACTCGTCGGCAATAACGGGATCAAATACGCAGCGTATTAAATGATTGTCGGAATGCTACGGGTACGAAACGAGGCCCGCTGGATAGAACGCTGCCTGAATTCCATTCTGCCGATCTGCGAGAAGGTCTTTGTCATGGATGACCACTCGACTGACGAAACGCTTTCCATCTGCCAGTCAATCCAGAAGGTGGAGGCGTTCGAGTCCCAGTTTGAGGGATTGAACGAGGCGCGTGATAAGAACCACTTGCTGCATATCGCGGAACTAGAGAAACCGGGCTGGATTATCGCAATTGATGGGGATGAAGTCCTTTCACCGGGGAGTCTCCCGGCCTTGCGTGCTGCCATGACTAATGGGGTGCATTGCCTCTCCCTTAGAATCCTATATCTCTGGGACCGCGAGGATCAGATGCGCGTAGATGGAGTCTACGGCGACTTTCACCGCGAGAGCGTGTTCCGTCCTAATGGCGCGCGGTTTATCGGTGAAGATAATTCCGCCAATTTCCACTGTGGCAATGTCCCCCTTCAGATTCGACAAAAACGAACGGTACTCCAGATTCCGCTTTTGCACCTGGGCTATATGCACCGGGAGGACCGGATTCGGAAGTATCATTTCTACACCGCTACCGATCCAAAGAACTTCCGGGAGGACCAATACCGTCACATGGTCGTTGGGGATTTATTCCCAGCAGACTCAGCGTTTCAGCACGGCGGGCCCCTGAAACTCAGTCCATTGGTTCAATAACATGGCTCTATCAGGAATGTTCAGGCCGGATATCTTCCGGCCAGACGTTTTCAGGACGGGCGAGGAAGAAGCGGCGGAAGCTCCTTGCAGTTGGGGTGTCGAGAAAACAAACATAATGTGCGGCGTTAGCCAAACCAGCACATTTACCAGTAGGCGGGAGCCAACGCAGTGAGACCCTACGGCTCCATCGAATTAACCGCATCCAGTCCCCCGCAAAGTTTTTGTGAGCCGCTATCGCTTACAGAGGTCAGAACTTTCCTAAACCTGCCAGAGCGTAGTCCGGCGGACTTGGACGAACAGGCCATGCTGGAGACGTTCGTAATTGCCGCGCGCGAGATTGCCGAGGTATATCAGGGAATAGAACTGACGGAAAAGCAATACGATTTGCACTTGGATTATTTCCCTTCCGAGATTGAACTTGGCTATCCATTGCAATCGGTAGAAGTTGTGCAATACACCAACTCTGATGGAACAGTTACCACGCTCACCCAAGGAACGGGTTACATCGTTGACCTGGCAAGAGGTCTTGTTCTGCCCCCTTACGGTGAATCGTGGCCCAGCTTTACCCCGTGGCCTTCCAGTGCGGTCCTGGTCCGGTTCACGCGGGGCTACCCAGAAAACCACCCGTACTGGTCAAGCACCGGCCAGCGAATTCTCAATGGGATGAAGCTCCTGATTACAATATGGCATGAAAATCGCCTCCCGTTCACGCCACCTGGCTCAACACTAGGGGAGCCACCATTCGCAGTTACGGCCCTGTTTAGCATAGGTGCACGGCTTAAAGTCCGTTAACTTGCCGACAAATCTTTTAACAAATCCCTGGCTGGGCATCAACCCCGGCAGGCTACGGCACCGTATTGAGATACAGATATCCGTTGACACCAATGATTCCTTTGGCCAGCCGATTCCGGCGTGGGCGGTGTTGTTCGGGAACGTAAAAGCATTTGTTGAGCCACTGAGCGGGCAGGAACTATTTGATGCGCGGCAACTTCATGCGGAGGTTACACACCGCATCATCGTTCGCTACCTTGCAGGGATAACGCCCAAACATCGCATTGTTTTTGGCGTTCGCGTTTTCGACATTCTTTCTCCCATCAACCTTGAGGAGCGCGGGCTGTTTCTGGAAATTATGACAAAGGAGCGGCTATGAAAGACCTCGATGGTTATCAGATTTGGATTACCAAGGGGACCGACTTGGGACCGCAGATCACCTTGCATCTGGCAGACGGGAATGACGTGGAGTTCCTGAAGGTTGGAGAGATCTCAGAAGGCGAAGATGCGGAGCCAGACTTCGTGGAGGTAACCAACCATGATTCAGAAGGCCAGGAGTTTATACCCGTCGAATGATTGAGCCGAACCTGATTTCTTATCTCCAGGAGGATAGTTCTATTGCCGCGCGCATCAGTTCAGGCTCACCGGTTATTTATCGGATCTATCCAGAGATTTTACCTCAAGAGCCAATACTTCCAGCCCTGACCTATACGCGGATTAGCAGCAGGCACGGTGAGCTGCTCAACGGCGATGCGGACTTGTCTTTTGGCTTATTCCAAATTTCAGCGTGGGCTGGTACGGCTAAAGGCGCCTCGGAGTTAGCTGCCTTGGTTCGAGTGAGGATGCAGGGTTTGGGAGGCACGAATTTTGAGAAGGCCGGCATTCTGGATGAACGGTCAGATTATGAACCGGACACGCAGCTCTATCGGCAGGACATAGACGTTCAGATCGCCTACGCGGAAAGCAGTCCTTAACATCACCACAAGTTTCTACGGCTCTTGCAAGAAGAACCGGGAATGGTTTTCGGTTTCTATCCCGTTTTGGAGGGCAAATTAAATGGCAACGCTGTCAAAGCTCGGCAAAGGTACTATCCTCGCAGTAGGCGATGGCGCCTCTCCTGAAGTTTTCACCCAAATCCCGGAACTCCTCGAAATCAGCGGAAGTCCTGGCGGAACTCCAGATCTTGTGGATGTCACCAACCATGACACCACGGGCCTCTATCGTGAGGAAATCACTGGCCTGATTACCACAACGGAATTGGTATGTCGGGCCAACTATCGCAAGGCCGGCACTTCGGACAACACGACGGTCCTGGCTCTGCGCACACAGATGGAGGCGGGCACGGTGAAGAACTTCCGAATCACCTTGCCAACCACAACACCGCAAATCATCAATTTCGCGGCGCGTGTTCGTTCGTGGAATCTGGTCACGCCGATCACAGAACAGATGCGTGTTGAGTTCACACTGAAGAGCGAAGGCGCTCCTGCCTATTAAGGAGTGACATGACCGGAATTGCAATTGAACTCGACAGAAAGCGGAACCTTCGTTTCAGCTTCCACAGCCTGGCGCTATTGCAGGAATCCTTGAACCGGCTCTCAATGACCGCGCACGATTTCTCTGGCTGGTTGTTTGAGCATTACAAACCGGTTGACAGGGATGGCCAGCAGGTGATTCCGGTGCCCGCCTTTCCTGTGTTCGAGGCGGTTGTCTGGGCCTGCCTACGGCATGAAGATGATTCGCTCACGGTAGAGCAAACCGCCGAATTCATCAGCATGGTCAACACAGCGGAACTTCACGAGAAGACCATGCAGGCCATGAACGATTGGCTGGCCCGGGGGAAAGTAAGCCCTTTATTGCCGGGCTCAGCGGGATCGAATGGTGGGCCTTCTGCCGATACGACCTCGGCCTAAGCGAGCAGGAATCAGCAAACCTTAGGTGGGCCGAGTTCCAAGCCTTAGAGACGCGCTGGGCAGAGCGGCAGAAGCGTGATGACTATCGAGCTGGCATTGTTGCTGCCACGCTCGCCAATATTTACCTCAAACGCGGTGCTGCGCCTTTTGGTCCTGGCGACTTCTTCCCATCACTGAAGGAACCGGAACCAGAACTAACCGAAGAGCAGCAGATTGAATCGTTCAAAGCGCTGATGGCTGGATGGCCAGGAGCGACAATCGAAGATGCCGGAAGCAATTAAGGGGCTAGAGGAGTTGAAGCGGAAACTGGCAACTCTTGGTCCGAAGGTTGAAAAGAAGATCCTCCGTGCGGCATGGCGCAAGGGCGCGAACACCATCCGGGATGCCAGCCGCCGCCTTGCGCCGGTAGATACGGGCCTGCTAAAGAAGAAGATCATGACCGTCTCCGCGCGCGGCAAGCCTGGAACGATTCGGTTTCAGGTGCGTGCCACAGCCCGGAAAGTCTCACAAAAATATCCTGAACCTGGCTATCCCTATCCCTCCGCAGTAGAGAAGGGGCACGGCTTTCCGGGCACGCGCGCACGCTTGTTCGGCAAGACTCCAAAACAAGAGGAGTTTGGGGATTCACAAGTTCCCGCGCAGCCGTTTATGCGTCCAGCCTGGGAGCAGAACAAAGAGGATGTCCTGACTACGTTCGCGGATGAAGTCGGCAAGGGCATTGAAAAACTAGCTAAGGAGCCAGCCTAGATGGCTTACGGCTCAATCTACCTGCTTCGCAATTCAGTCAACGGTAAGGTCTATGTTGGCCAGACTGTCGGAACTATACGGGGGCGATGGAATGGCCACCGCTCCGACGCACTTAAAAGGATTCGGCAAACGCCATTCCATTCAGCCATCAGAAAATATGGCCCCGACAACTTTGCTATCTCCCAAGAGGCAACCGCTGATTCGCAACAAGAACTGGATGCACTAGAAGTTCAATTCATAACAATCTACATGGCCAACGACAGGCGCTATGGATACAACGTCCGTTCAGGCGGTGACGGAGGCGGCAAGCACTCACTCGAAGCGCGGCAGAGAATGAGCAGTTCCCACCGCGGTAAACCTTCCTGGAATAAGGGCAGGCAGATGGATCAGGCGTGGCGGGACCGTGTGAGATCACAGATGCAAGTCCGGGCCGTCCAGATGAGGGGCAAGCCGCTGTCTCCAGAACATCGAGCCAATATCAGCGCTGCGTTGACTAGTTCGCAAAAAGTAAGTGCGAGTCAACACTTGCGATGGTCTCGCCCAGGAGCCAGGGAAGCAGTCTCTGGAAAATTGCGAGGCCGTCCAGTGTCTGCCGCGACACGCGAAAAGATTTCGGCCAGACTCAAAGGACGACAATTCCCAGAGTGGCAGAAACTCTATCTCAGTCAGCTTTACATTGGAAGGAAGCACTCGCCAGAAACACTTCAAAAGATAAGCAACAGCCTACGTGGTAAAAAGCATTCACCGAAGACGATTGAAAGAATACGAATAGCGCAGCTCAAGCGGCACCAGTTGCGGGCGGGAGGTCTATAACATGGCGACACGTATCGGGGCTTTGTTTGTGGATTTATCCTTAAATACCGCAAAGTTCATATCCGAACTAGACAAGAGTAGAACGAAATCCGCCACGTTCGGGGTCGCTGTGGGCACGATTATGGCGAACGTTGCGCAGAGCCTAGTGCGCATGGTCAAGGATGCTGCGTTGGCTTTGCCACGGCTGGTCGTGCAGCAGATCGACTTAGCCGATCAAATGAATAAGGCGTCGCAGCAAACTGGCATCCAAGTAGAAGCTCTGTCTGCCCTCCGCCATGCGGCCGAGCTTTCCGATGTCGGTTTTGAGCAACTCATAACTGGCATCGGTAGACTGTCGCGCAACATGGTGGACACGGCGCGTGGCGTAGGCGAATCCCGTGTCGCTTTCCGTGAGCTGGGGATTGAAGTTAAAGACGCGGGTGGAAATATCCGCCCAATCCAGGATGTTCTTGGTGACGTTGCTGATCGCTTCGCTGGTCTAACGGATGGAGCGCAGCAGACGACGCTGGCACTGCAACTCTTCGGGCGGGGCGGGCAGGCTCTCATCCCGCTGCTAAATAAAGGGCGTGAAAGTCTCGCTGAACTGACGGCTGAAGCTGAGCGCTTGGGGCTTGTCATTAGTGCCGAGACCGCGCAGGCAGCGGAAGATTTCAATGACAATATGACCCGCCTGCGCTCAGCCGTTGGCGGCTTGGCCCTGCAGATCGCGGCGGAAGTCCTCCCCTCGTTTGTCAATCTCACGAATGCCTTTGTCAACACCGCAAGTGAGGGCGGCAGGGTAAAGACCATCGGTCAGGAGATCGGGGTAGCGCTCAAAGGCGCAACGCAATTTGCGCTCACAGCGGCACTCGGTGTTTTCGGTTTTGTAGGGGCGCTCTCTCAACTTGCCGAGGAAATACAAAGCATAGAGCTTGGGATTGCAAAAGCCCTGAATGCCATCCGACCCAAGTCTTTGCAAGCTGACCTCACGGGCCTTGAAAAAGGTCTCAAGGAGCGCGAAGAGCGGACCCTGGCTATCGCGGACGCAGTACAGTTCGTCTTGGATTTGATGAACGCCGTTGACGAGTCGGCTGTTAAGGCTGGCGCGGCGATGGGAGGCATTGAGCCGCCCGACATTGAGAATAAGGAACTCGACAAGTTCATTGAATCATTTGAAAAGGCGGCGCGGCCCGCGGATGAACTGAATGACAGAATTGTAAAACTGATCGGAGCCGGAAAATCCGCTTCGGATGTGATGCGGGTCTTTGGCGATGAAATCACTGCGGCAGTTGCCGCACAGCGATCTTTCGGAAAGCCCATTCAAGAACAAATTGCGCTACTTGCGGAACAGATTGAACTGCGGCGGCAAACTGTTGACGGTATTCGCTCGGAATTGGAGGCACTGGCTAGGCTCAAAGCGGCCCCAGCAATCCTGGAAGCATGGCGACTGGCTGCTGAGGAGTTACCGCAGGCGTTTGCAGGAGCGACCGTCAGTGTGGAGGGGTTGGGTGATGCGTTTGAGGCCCTCCTTAAGATTGACCCGATTGGAACGCGCGTAACGAAGGATATTTCAGAAGTTGACGAAGCGTTTGAGCGCATGGGCTTACGGAGCGGGTTTGCGCTCTCCGGTCTGGCCGACCAAGCCAGGGAAGATTTCTTTACCATCCTTGCGAGCGGGCAGGCCAGCGCCGAACAGATTGCAGAGGCGTTTGTAGAGACCCAGGAGTCGATAAAGGCGGCGGCGGAATCTGGATTTGGAACATGGACGGAGGAGCAGGAAAAGGCGTTGACGGCTGGCCGCAATGAACTGGAAAAGTTTCGTGATAAGACCGACGCAATCCGCGATGGGATGGAGGATCTGGCGCATGTTATCGGGACCGCCTTCGAGGATGCAGTTTTGCGCGGCGGGGAACTGCGCGACGTGCTGGCTGGCATCCTGGAAGATATTGGCCGGATCATCCTGCGAGCTACGGTTACTAAACCGTTGGAGAACTTCTTCGGCGGTTTGGCCGATGCTATTGGCGGTACCCTGGGAGGCATTGGCGCCGGAGCAAACGTTCCTGTGCATCTGGCTAAGGGCGGGAGTATTTCTTCAAATGCAACGGCCTTCGTCGGAGAGATGGGCAGCAGGAATAAGCCCATGCCGGAGTTGTTCATTACAGACGAGTTTTTGAAACAGCTACAGGTTCGCGGAACAGACGGCGCCTCGATGCCGAAGTTTCCGGCCTTCGATGCCGTGATGAAGACGCCGGAGATGTCTCCCGGCAAGCCGTTCCTGGTCGGGAAACACGGACCGGAAATCTTCAAGCCGCCAGCTCCAGGGACAATTGTGCCGCTGGACAGCCCCCAAGGTGCAAAGCTGTACACCCGCATGAAAGAACTAGGATTAACCCGTGAGTTCGGAGGCCATGTCTCGCCCGCCTCAAGTTTCATGGTCGGGGAAAAGCGTACGGAGTTGTTTCTGCCGGACAGCAGCCAGCGCCTTTCTGGTGCTGGCATCAATCTGAATATCAGCATAGACGCACGCGGGGCGCAGCAGGGGGTTGGGCGTGAGATTGCGCGAACCATGAGGAAATTGCACCAAAAGATCGTGCAGGATTCTCTCGCAGCATCCCAGGAACTGAATAGGCGGAAAGCGTGAGCATTAGCTACCCCCTGAGTATGCCCGCAGTTCCTGGCTTCCGAAACATCCGTCTGCTGGGGCGTAGCACCACTGGTTTCACGCAGTCCGTTTTCACCGGGGAGCAACAAGTCTTCGAGCACCAAGGCGAGTGGTGGGAGGCGGAGGCAGAGCTTCCGGCGATGATTCGGGCCAATGCGGAAGAATGGATTGCTTTCTTGCTGGCCCTGCGCGGAAAGCTGGGGACGTTTCTATTGGGCGATTCGACGGGCAAGGTGGCGCGGGGGACGGCCAGTGGGGTAACCGTGAATGGTGGGAGCCAGGTCGGGAAGACGCTGGCCCTGAGTGGCAGCGGGACGCTCAAGAAGGGCGACTACTTGCAGATCGGCACCGGGACCAGCCAGCGGCTTTACAAATGCCTTGAGGATGCCACCCTTGGGGCGACGGTGACTATCTTCCCGCGGCTGCGCGAGTCGCCTACAAACGGGGCGGCGGTGACATTGGCCAGCGCCAAGGGCCTATTCCGACTGGCCACGCCGCAGAGCGAGTGGGACGCCAACGAGGTGAAGCACTATGGGATCACTTTCCAGGCGGTGGAGGCGTTTTGACGCAGGCGGCGTCCTTGGTCAATCTCTGGAGTAGCCGTTTTGGGCCATCGCCCTTTTTAGTCAATACTTCCTTGCTCCACAAGAATTCCTCTGGGTCTCTGATTGAGAGCGTTCCCCTGACACCAACTCCGAATGGTTCAAGGTGTTGTTCCGTGACATCAAGGATGCTTTCAGCCTCAGATTCAGGCTTGAGAGATAGCCAGGTTTCTCCCTCAATCGCATTCCTAACGCCTATTGCCGTTTCATTTTTTCCTTCAACAAAAACAGTGCTTATTGAACACATCTTTTGTTGAGTTTGTGGTGTTAGCTTTTGCGCGATTGCAACCGAAGCACATAAGAACAGTAGACCCAATGCTTTCATACAATGCCTCCTTGGGCTTGGGATTCCCCCATGCTGCCAAAATGCGCCAGGATTGGCAAGGTTAATTTAGGGATACTACGGGCTGCGGACCTATATCCCAAAGGCCTACAGCCAATTGTGGCCGCCAATACGTTGATTTTACGAGATGCCTAGAGACCTAACCCCAGGATTACTGGCCGAACTCAGCCAGAAGGTGCTCCGCCCCGTCCTGTTTGTCGAACTGGAGACAGCGAGCGGCTTTGTGCGCGTCTGGAACGGCCTAGGTTCGATTGTCTGGGGTGAGACCAGCCCTGAGCCTACCTGGACTGGCGTGGGCAAGCTGGGG